TCCATCACAAACATCAACACCAACAATTACATCATCACCAACTCCTACATCGACACAAGTTACACCAACTCCAACACCGAGTCCTACACCGTTTAATCCTTCATCACTAAGTCCACAGATATGGGTTGACTTCTCTGATAGTTCAACAATGACTTTCAGAACAGGAACAAACTTCTTGGAAAGAATTACAAACAAAGGGGTGTATGGTGGTATGACTGCATTTACTCAAACAACCGCATCAAATCAACCTGAGGTTACTTCTTGGACAGGTGGTTCAGGTGTTAGTATATCAGCAGTTACAAACTCTGATAACTGGTTACAAGGTATTGTTGCAACCACTGCGTCAACAAATTGGACAAGGATTATCGTAATAAGTGAACCAAACCAAGCACAATCATTCAGATTTTCAAGAAATTCAGATAGTAGTTCTTATACCATATTCCCTGGATTGAATTCAACAACTGTTAGAAATGCAACATTTAATAACAGCACAGGTCAGTATTGGAGACAGGATTGTTCATTAACTAATAGACCACAAACAGGTCAAACAATTGTGAGTTATGTTTCAACAAGTGCATCAACTATTGTTTCTTATATGACCATCAATAGTTCTGCAACAACGAATTCAGATGCAGGAGGGTCAGTCCAATCATCAGCACAGAATTTCCCTGGTGTATCAACTCTATTCTTAATAAATGAATCAGGTGTGAGTCCATATGTTGGTCAAATCGCTGAAATATTATTAATAACGAGAGAATTGACTACAACTGAGACCAATAATCTATTATCTTATCTAAAAACCAAGTGGGGATTAAAATACTAATATGAAAGGTTATTTATTATTTCAAGAATTTCAACCAGCAGAGGACCTAATAAACGAGATTAATACTTGTATGGGATTTCCTAATGGTCAAACTCTCACTTGGATGAATGGACCATACTCATTTTGTTCAATAGGTCCAACAAGTGCTTATACTCAATTTGAAGGATATGCAGTTGTTGTGGACACAGAACAAATCAGTCAATGTCTAACACAGGAACAAATTGATAATATTATACAAAAGCCTGTCGATTGGTCATTTTGTGTCTAAAAAAATATATTTATGAATATGAACGAATCTGTAAATGAAAATAATATCCTAAAAGTTTTCGATTTTGCACCCGCACAGGTGCCTCTAATTGAGGAGAACTTAATCGTAAACACAAGAACGCCATGGGTGTACTACGGGGTCGCGAACCTTGCACCTCAGGAACTTATTCGTTTATACAATACTTCTCCAACGCATCGTGCATGTATCACTTCAAAGTGGTATGGAACGAGAGGAGAGGATATAAGATTAACATCGGGAGAAAATGATAGACTGGTAATGGTCAATTCTCTTGGAGACAAGATGTATGACCTATGGAATAAGACGATTCTTGACTTCCTACTCTATGGCTCGTTCGCAATAAATTGTGTATGGCGTCGCGATAGGTCTTTGGGATTCGAAATGTATTACATGGATATGTCTAAATTGAGAGCAGAAAAATCTGATTTCCACGACAGAATAAATAACTGGTACTATTGTGCGGATTGGGCATTTCCTAAGAAATTCGTTCCTCGTAAATTACCAGCGTTTAATCCAAATACAGAAGAACCAAGTCAGGTTTTTGTATATTCTACTCACTCAGCAGGAAACAACTATTATAGTACACCTACCTTTTGGGGAGCAGCGACTGCAATTTCCACACAGATTGAAATATTCAACTGGCATTTCAACAACATCGTTAACGGACTTAGCCCCTCACTTTTTGTTGGTATCAACTCAGGTGTGCCTGACCCAGAGCAGCGCGAACAAATCTATAACAACCTGCTCGCGAAATATGCAGGAAGTAACACATCAGGCAAATTATTCTTAACATTCAGCGACGGTAAAGACCAAGCCCCAACCATAGAACCCATACCACATAACGGTTCTGATTCAATGTGGACAGAACTTAATGATATGGTTCAACAAGCAATCTTAACTGCACATCAAATTTCATCCCCTGAATTATTGGGAATTGTTACTCCTGGTCAGTTGGGCAATCCAGACCACCTTGAAGCGCAGGACCACTTTTTCAATTTAGTAATCAAACCTTTACAGCGTGAAGTTAAAGGTGTGTTCGAACGATTACTGTTACTCCGTGATGGTAGACCTGCGGAGATTGAAGTAGACCAATTTGAGATGGTTACGATTGCAGACAAAGCACCAATCAAGGTTGAGGAAATAGATGAGAAGAAAGATGTCTCAGTTGATGAGAATAAAAAATTAGACGAAACAATTCAATAATGAGTCAAGCGTTAATCCCTCAGAACATTCTGCTGATTTCAGAAAACAAGCTGCGAAATTTCAGCGACATTGATAATAATGTTACAAGTTCAGTGCTGCTGCCCTTCATCGGTGTGGTGCAACAAACGAAATTGGAGTATATTATCGGCAGCCGCTACTATCGAACTCTTTTAACACAAGTATCAGGTTCAACTCTAACAGACATCAACAACAACTTCCTTCAATACTTCGTTCAACCAATGTTGATATGGGCTGCGTACGCTGAGTGCCTGCCCTCAATTTTCATGCGTATCAAAAATAACGGTATCGTAAATGGTGCGGAAAATACAGTAACCATCAAAGAGATGGAGTATATGCAAACGAGAGCGGATGATAGAAGTCAATTTTTTGAACAGAGAATGATTGAAGAATTGATATTCAATTCAAACAATTATCCTGAGGTATATTCTTGGACTACACGCGATGGCCTACAGCCGCACTTGGGTAAGAACTATTTTAGTGGTGTACACTTAAACAACGGTCAATGGTATAACTCTATTGAGAATGTAAGATTCCCTGGTATGGTTTACTACGCTGACCCAACTTTCTATTGTTGTGGATTATAAATAAATTAAAACAGGTCACAGATGCCAATACCGAAACCGAAAGAAGGAGAATTAGAACAGGATTACATTTCAAGATGTGCGAGAGCAATCGCAGATGAATTTCCTGATAATGCACAGAGAGTTGCGGTATGTTATTCTAAATTAAGAGAGAAAATGTCCAAAGAAGATTTGTTTGTTCTACAACCAAAAAAGAACGAGAACAGGGGAAACTATTTGTCTCGTTGTTCCAAGAATGGAAAGATGAGAAGTCAGTTTCCAAACATGAAGGAAAGGATGGGATACTGTTTGAATTCGTTCAACAGTTATTATAAATATTGGGCCAAACTTGAAGAATTTGGAGACATTCCAAAGGACTCTGCACTCGGTATGTGTATCACTAAAAAGAAAGCACAAGGTATTGATTACAAACAAGCGTACAGAGAATGTGCGTCAAAGGTTGTTGTTCCCTCAGGTGCAATAGTATTGGCTGAGGACCTCAACATATATGGTGTTAGACCTAAACACTTTGATATCTGCCCTGTTGCGGTCGAACTATTCAAACACTTCATCGATATGGGACTGGATGAAGAAACAATTGGTATGGTTCGTTCCGCAGCACTTGTTGCAGACAGAGTGTTTGAAATTGAAAAACAAGTTATTGATAACGAATCGGTGAGTGAAGATGAAATGGTGGAAGCAATATCACTTGTGGAGGATTTCAAGGACATCATTCACGAAGTGGATGAGGAAACAGGAATGGTTCACGATGTATCATTTATGGATGGTCACATCGAAAAAATTAAATCATACATAGAAATGGAAGATGATTTAATTGTTGAACCTGTTGAATATTGATTTACCAAGATACAATCATATATTTATAGGTGAGGTGAGTTTGCAGGTTTATCCCATTTAACATCTTTTTTTTTCTCACCTCATTTATTTATTTTTATCCATTATAACGGGACTTTCTTTTTAGGAAGTCCCTTTTTTTTGTATCTTTACTTGATACTATACTCTACTTCACCTATATTTTAATTACAAAAAAAAACATATTATGGGACAAACAAAAAAACTATTGGACACTATCTTTGAATTGGACTTCGATGATACATCTTATCCTGATGACTTGGAAATGGATTATGAGATTTGGTTAGAAGAAAAAAAAGAAGCTGAGAGAGCAGCATACGAACAACATTTATGTGACCTTTATAAAAACTATTAAAATGAGTAACACACAAATCCTGAGGGACTATTCGTCAATCGTAATCGCGAGACAAGCTGCGTTGAAAGCAACACAATCTCTTATCGAATCACATCAGTTAAAGATTTCTATGAAACAGTATGTAAGAATCTTCGACAGGTTCTATTCTTTCATAGAGACAGGAGACAGAACTTGGATTGATAAGATGGATGAATTTTTCAAGTTGGAAGACAACGAAAACTTTAATAAACTTTTCCCAAACGAAGAAAATGGAAATAAAGAAAATAAGTCCTGAACAAATAGTTCATGTGACTAATTTAATCAGAGAATTTTATTGTGAAGGTATTGATATACAAGAATACTATCTCAAAAAAAAATATGAGAGAGTTGATAATAATTTTAATACCGACCAATTATTCTCTGATTATTCCATTTCCCCTGAACACATGAATTTTGTTTTGGAAGAATTATCTGAGAAAGATTTCAAACATTTCACAACTCATATCGCAACCTTTCCAATTGAAAGTCAAATAGGTAGGAGATTGGTTATAGGTGTTAAAGAAACTAATACAAACAAGTATGTAGGTTTTATTAGGATTGCGTCACCTGTATCAAGTATCAAACCAAGAAACGATTTTTTCGGTGAGAGTTTGAAATTAGATGTCGTGAATAAACATATCTACAACGGACAAACCATTGTACCTGTTCAACCATTTGGATACAATTATTTAGGTGGTAAATTATTAGCACTCATCTGCCAGTCAAACGAGGTTAGGGAAATGTATAATAGAAAATACAATACCAATGTTTTATTGTTTGAAACAACATCTCTTTATGGAAGTAGTAAGGGTTCATCAATGTATGATGGATTAGAACCTTATATCCTTAATATAGGGGTCACGGAATCCAAGAACTTGTTATTTCCTACGGATGATGTTTATGGTGAAATAAAGAACATATTCAAGTCACAATACGGTAAAGATGAATACAATGGTAATCTAACTAATCCAAAACAATCATCACCAAAAAAGAGGGAGTTTGACCGTATCATTCAACTTATTAAATTACATCTATCAGATTTAGATAAAAAAGAATTCTCTGAGTACTTGAAAACAAATGTGGAAACAAAACAACAAAAAAGATTTTATATATCTAAAATGGGTTTCGATAACATAAAAGAACATTTATTACATGGTGAACCATTAATAGAAAAGAATAGACAAAGATTCGATTTGGAAAATATTGTTTTATATTGGAAAAACAAATCAATCAAAAGATTCAATAAATTAAATTCCACAGATACAATCAAGAATGATTTGGAGTTCTATACAAAAGAAGTTATACAAGATGGAATTAAATTCAAAATAATTAGATAATATGGATAGAAAATATGAAATAGTCATAACTTTTATTTTACCCAATCAACAAGAAATTTATGTTCTATGGGATGTGGAGTTGTTTTTTAATCTGGTTGATAAAGATACCTTCAAAGAATTTCTATTGGATGGTGAGAAGACAGGTATCGGAGTCAATCCAATATCTGTTTCTTGTGACCTGTATCTCAATCCAAAGATTCAAACATTGGAAACCCCTATGGGTGAGGAAATGATTTTGATGGGAAAGAAAATATTTCATGTTATTTCATTCTAATTAATTACCTTCGTAAAAAAAAACATATGAAACACATTAACGACAATAATCCGATGACTAAGATAAACTCTTTTGAGGATATGATTAGCCTATACATTTCAATTGAAATGTATTATTGGGAAGACGAGGATGGAAGAATTCACTTAGACACGGAATCCATAGTAGAAGAATTCAATAGGAATCTTTATGGAATAGAATCTCTTTTAGATGACTACAATGAAAACCTGAAATAATTCAGGTTTTTTTTGTGGGTATGAGAAATAGTTGTATCTTCGTTTCTCTAAAACATCAAGATACAATGAAACAAACATTCTACGGGGTTAACGAAATCCACACACTACAAGTTCCAAATGACGACACCAACCTCTATGTTGGTATGAATGTCCAATCCGACAAGAGAAAGAATTCAGAGGAAATCGTTATGATTTTCAGTGAAGAACAAGTTCTCGAAATGTATGAATACCTCGTTCATAGAATTATGGAGAAGAAAAAATAATTTTGGTAGTATCAATCAATTCCTTAACTTTGTAAAAAACAACACTATGACTGGTTCAAAACTTCAAGTACCTCTTACAGAAAGAGAAATCGAAATTATCCAAGAATGGATTACATACCTTCGTGATGTCGACCTTAAAAGAGGTTGGTCAGAAGAAGAAAATGACCTCGCAGAGAGATTCAATGAGTCACACAGATTCATCGTAGAACTTAATTCCTAATCATCAAAATCAAGAAACAATGAGTACTAATGGACATTCACTTTACAGACCAATTAAGTTACAAGACATCTATTCTTTGGGTTTCGAAGAAGATAAGAACAATGAGGATGTAGATGATACATCAATGTGTATCAAAATCCATAAGGATAAAATCCAAGAACACATTGAACACAATCAAAGATATTTCACAATTTTTGGTTTTTCCAATTCAGATAGAAAATCTGAATATTATTATCTTTGGTTATATGGAAAGGTAGAACATAAATCCAACATATCTTATTGGTCATTCACAAGATATGGTGATAATGATGCTGTAATGGATTATTTCTTGGAATCAATTCATTTACTTGGTTACAAGTTAAAGGTTGAAGGTGAGAGATTTAACTATGACCGTGAAATCGAGAGGAGAGAACTCACAAAAAAATATTTTGAAAATCTAACAGAATCAGAAACTATTTCCTAACTTCGTGTAAAATCAATAAACAATGAACACACAAAACACATTCGCTAAAGTTTTTACAACAGAATCTGATAAAGAAATCATTAAAAAAAATGGGTTAAGAACAAACCCTGAAAAATTTGTTGAACAATTTGTTAAGGACTTGGATAAGGTAAAACAACTCGCTCGTCTCGAATCACCACAGGAATTCAAAAAGATGTCTGATTGGGCTGAAGAATTCAACTACAATTACAGTTTGACTCAGAAAGTTAATCCTGTAACCCCATTACTTTATTTGATACATTATTGTAGAGAGACAGGTACTGGTGGTGATGATTTGTTTACACAAATGGTTTTTCTACCGAAAAAGTTTCAAATTATTTGTGCAAGACATTTTGTAACTTCAAGATAATTTCCTTAACTTCGTTAAAAATCAAGAACAATGAAAAAGATAAACCTGAAAAAAATGGAAGATGAGAAACATTCTCTGTATTGTGATTGGCAAATGCTGAAAGCAATTTTGACTCAGTTCACGAAGACAAATCCCAAGTTTGGTGAGAATCTCAATTTGACCATACAATACATTGAATTGGAAACTAAGGTCATGATTGCTGAACACGAGTTCACTATCTACAACAGAAAATATTGTTTGGAGAAAATGAAAATAGAATTTGCTGAATCAGAATAATTCCCTAATTTCGTAAAAAATAAAAATCAAGAAACAATGAATGAGGAACTTTTATTATCGTATTGTGACTCTTTGAGAAATCTTTTAGAGTCAGTTGACCACATCTTAGGTTCGGATGAAATTGAAGATTTCGATTACTTCATAGGTCAAATAGAAAATTTGGTAGAATCAGAATAATTTACTTACTTTGTAGTTCACAATCAAAATCAAGAAACAATGAAAAAATTCCTTTTGGTCGCAATCGCCTCAATTGCACTTATGTCTTGTGAGAAAACAGACATCCTTCCAGTATCTAACCAAACCACTACAACTCAACCTTGTAATGGTAAGAGAACCGTATCTGTTCAATGTGTCGGGACAACTCAGTCAGGTTCTCGTTGTAAGAATTTAACCCTATCTTGTAACTCAAAATGCCATCTTCACGGAGGAAACTAATTATGACTAAGCAAGAAATTTTAGAAACAGAAGTTGGAAAAATTAGTGGACAAGTTTTCACTATACAAGTCCGTAATATCGAATGGGACACTGATGGTGAAGAAATAGATGATTTACCCAAAGAACTATATTTGTCTTGGAATGAATTCGATAATGACTTTGACTTCGATGAAGACCTCGCTGATTGGTTGAGTGATGAATATGGATTCTGTGTGGTAGAATATTCTTGGGGTTGTGATACACTTTTATCTTAACTTTGTAAAAATTAAATTTTATGTTATTCAAATCTATTGTTAGAGGTTTCGGTCATACTGTTGGTTCAAGAGGAGCAAACAGAGTTATGAGGTCATCAGGTATTGATGGTATATTCAATGTGGTTTGGGGTTTTGTGAAGTGGTGTATCATCATTACCTTTATCATCGGAATGTTACAAGGTCTATTTTCTTAATCATTAAAAACTATAACTATGACTGAATTTATTACTCGTTTCTCTGAAGCAGACAAATGGTTCATCGATGGTATGACCAATCAATTCTTAGGACTCATATCTGACGATGATAGGGATGCTGAATGGAGTGATGTATCCACAACTTCCTTATTCCATATGATATCCCTATACATGGAACTTCGTTCTCAACTCAGAATTAAATCTTGGATTCTTCAAAGATGGGAACAAGACCCAAGAGGTGATGGAATTTTCCAAGATATCTATGATGAAATTTTTGAGGATTACAACGATTTTTTTGTTGATTTAGCAAGATATAACTAACTTTGTAAAAACGGTGGACAGCGTTACTGAACAACTATAACTATGATAGGAGCAATCGCCAACCCGACCAAGAAGGTCACAATTGATTTCCCAATGTCTCAGGTTAAGGACGCAGTCCTGACCACACCAAAGGTGTTCAAAAAGTATCGTGTTGAATCACAGAACCCAATGTTCAATCAGTATACACTCGAAGCGTCAGAGTTCCTGTCTCTCGGTGTATTCATCGACATCAACCTCACAGAGGTTACTCCAACTAAGACCGAGATTTCCATTGAGGTCCGTAGAAAGCTAGGAGCGTTCGACAATTGGGTTGAGGTACAGAATGCGAACGAACACATCCAAAATATTATTACCGCAATCTCTAAGTCATTAACTTCACCAAATGGACAGGTTCAAGAGGTTAAACAAAAATCCTATGTTCCTGAACTTATCGGATTTGTTATCGGTATCATCATTCTTATGTCTTTGTTATAGTGGTTGTTTCTTGATGATAAAACCCCTGTCGTAATGATGGGGGTTTTTTATTTACAGTCCTCCCAAGTGAAGTGTTTCACATTTTTCGTAGGACGGGGTTTTAAGACCAAATTAGGGTGTCTTTGTATAAATTGGGAGTGTATATCCATTTCAGGATTATAACCGATTTTAGATAGGATTCTGTAAGTGTGGCA